GTGCCTCATTGAGTGGATGTTGTCTGCCCCTGGACGGCAGGGGCACCGTTGAATCAGGCTGCTTCCAGCGCCGCTTGGACGTCGAGGAAGGCGGCCAGGTTATGCAGGTACACCACCGGTTTGGTCCGGGCTGACCTGTGCAGGCGTGTTACGACCAAAGCAATGCGTCCAGCTTTGATCTCACTCAACAGGTAGCGGTCCGTGCGGATGTGCGGGAAGTACTGTTCCCGCACTGCCGTCAGAGACGGGCAGGGTGTGGCGAACTGCCTACGAAGTTGGTCGAGGGTATTGCTCATGCAGCGACCTCCCCGAACCCCTCCGCAGGGGGCACCAACTTGAGGCGGATCAGTTCGGCGAGGCTTTCTTTGCTTTTACCCATACCGGAGGCGCAGACGTTGCCTTTTGCGTCAGCGACAACCGCGCCGAATGGATACTCGGGTGAGTTAGTCGGTGTTACATAGGCCACCTGGCCTTCTTGAATCACGTCATTGACGCAGCGAAAGACCTCAGCCAGCTCCACTGTGCGGCAAGGGATACTGTCCAGTAGGTCAATGGCTTCGCTTGCGGCGCCGATAAGAGTGGCGCGACTGACCACGCCTGGACTGTCCAGATAGATTGGAATCAGCCGCAGGGCACCGAGGGCTTGCGTGTAAGCATTGAAGTAATTGGTTTTCATGCTGCGGCGTCCTTGTGCGTGATGGCGATGCCAAGCTTTTTTGCCAGCCATTGCACGCCGGCCTCGGTGACCATCACCACGGCGTAGTGCTTGTAACGGTTGGTGATTCCGATCTGGACGCTGCGCGGGTCTGAAAACAAATTGCCGCCGCCACGGTGGTGGCTGGCCAGGTCGCTGCTTTGCGTCAGCACGCGGAGCGCACGAAGTTGTTCGCGGAACTTCCGGGGTTTGAGGCCGAGCACGGCGGCCGTTTCGTCCAAGGTGCGGTTCATGGCGCGTTCCTCAGGCGACTGCTGCACGGGCGTGCAGCATGTCCACGATGTGGTTGACGTTCGTGAACAATTCATCGAAGGAGCCATCGTTTGTCAGCCGCATGTCGCCAAGAGCAACCTGGATTCCGTTTTCGCTGCTGTGCGGTTTTACGGGTGTTGCCACCACGCGATCCATGTGAAGTACGACGCCGCCGCGCTTACGGATGAAGTCCGCTTCGTTGTTGAACCGAACGTCGCTGACGACGAAGCCGCGTGCGGTGTCGTGGGTGCGTGCCAGTAGGTCGAGGTTCTGCGCGGCCAGTAGCAGCCACAGTTCAGGGTGCACGCTGTTGCGGCCCCACTCAGTGCCTAGGGACTGCATAAGCTCGCGGGGTGAGCGTCCCAACCATGGCAACGCTTGTTCCTTTTGCTCGCCTTCGAAATCGCATGGGCTCAGGTTGAGGATGTGCATCAGGCCGTCACGCAATGGATCAGCGAACGCGTAGGACTGGAATCCGTGATTGTTGACCAGGTGTTGTGCCGCGGTGTCTTTGCCCGAGCGGGCCCGCCCAGCAAGGCCGATTAGAAGTGTCGTCATGCTGCGTCACCCCCGAACGGCGAGTGGCTGTCATCAGCTGCGGCAGTGTTGAAAGCCTGGATGGCCGCGGTGCGACCTTTGGGGGTGGTGATCACCAGAAGCCCGGTGCGGCGTTGGATAGCTTCAACGGCGGAGCGGCTACTGCATGCAGCGGGGTGCAGGTAGACGGGGCAGCGGGTATTGCTGTGCTGTGTGGTTTGCATGGCTCGTACTCTTTGGTGAGAGGTGTACGAGGCAAAATTAGCAATAGCTAAATAAATTAGCAATAGCGGATGCTAATTTAACTTATTAGGGCCTAAAAAAAACCCGCTAGATGCGGGTTTTGAGTTTTGGTGGAGGACTCAGTATTTGATTTTGCTCGGTGGAACAATGCCGCCGACATAGTGAATTTGCTCAATTTCGCTACGAGGAATCGTCAATCGGCCATAACCATCGTTTACGGCCATTAGGCTGACCTCCTCCTGATTCTCATACAAAAGCTCTTTCACCATGCACTCACCGTTTACGCGTCGAACCATCACATATTCACCAGGTATAAGGTTGTGATTTGGTTCGCACCAAACGACCCAGCCATTTCGAATGGCTGGTGCCATAGATTCTCCTTTAACTCTTAATGAGTAAGCGCCAGGATCGGCAGTGGGGACGTCAATCCAGCCGTCTGTAGCTTCAAGAGCCTCCCAATATCCATTTGGACCCAACTGGGCTGTACCTCGTATGGTTGCTCGCCGGAAAGGCCTAGTAAATTCTGGGCCTGGGAGCAGATCGGAGCTGGGTGGTGACGGCATGACTAAAGTGTCAGCAGCTAAGCCGATTTTTTGCTCCAGGGTCCTCGCTGCTTTCTCCCCCATGGGCCTATGGCCATTTAAGAGCTGCGAGATGTAAGAAGCATCAAGATCATACTTATCGGCGAATTCTTTAGCCTTCATGAGGCCAATCAGGCGCCGCAGCGCTTGCACGCGGAGTTCATTGATATTCATCCCTGAATTTTTACGCTCATTTAGCAGTTAGTAAATTACAAATTGCTATTGCTCTGGTGTTTAGCAATTGCTAATCTTGTCGCACGACAGGAGACGGCCATGACCTTGCACGACTACATCAAAGCTTTAGATAAATCTGCACTTGATACGTTTGCAGAGCGCTGCCTCACATCCGCAGGACAGCTTAGGCAAGTCGCATACGGAAACCGCAGGGCTAGTGTCGGGTTGGCTGTTTGTATCGAGCGTGAGACTCAAGGTGTTGTCACCTGTGAGCAGCTTCGTCCAGACATTGATTGGGCGTATCTGCGTGGCTCAAAGGGTGCATAAAAATGCTGAGCTGGGGCCTCTCACCATAAGAATCCCCCAGCCCAGCAGTGGCGGTATGCAGCACACACCATAACGCCACATGAAACACCAGCCTGAAACCTCTCACCAAAGAAACACCAGGCCGGAAGTAACGAGCTACACGTACATGCAAGTCGCTACATAGCGCGTCGGCCCAGGACCTCTCACCATAAGAATCCCCTGGGCCGACTGGAACGATGAGCCGTGCTGCACAGCACGATTCGCACAGCACATCGGTCGTGGTCGTAGGATAGAGCGTGTTTGGCTCTACGGCCACACCGTAAACAGGGGATTTACGGTTATGAGTCGCACAGATCTTTTGCCGGACGCTGGTCCGGTCCTTTCTCTGCGCCATGCGCTTTATCGCGCTGGGCGTGATTATCGGGGTGGCATCACGGCCCTGGCTTTCGACATGGTCATGGATAACGACTCGCTTCAGAAGAAACTGAAGCTCGACGAAGAGCGCCGCTGGCTGACGCCGGACGAACTGGAAGAGGTTATCCGGCTGACGGCCAGTCCGTTGTTGCTCGACGCGCTGATGCGTCCTGCTGGGGTGGTTTGGTACAAACCAGTTCCAGTGCCTGCAACTTCGGAAGCGCTGAAAGCTGTTGGTAATGTTTTGGGTGAGACTGCAGAGTTCGTATCGAGCATGCATGAGGCAGCCAGGGACAACGTCTGGGAGCTTCATGAGGTCCTCGCGTTGGAGAAGCACGGAGCTGATGTGATCCGCGAAATTCTCGGCATCATGGCGGGTGCCCGTCAGGCGATGGAGGACCGCAAAGATGGCTGACGATATCGATCGCGCTAATGACCAGGCTCAATATCTGCTCGACGTTGCTCTTCAGCGCAGTCGCCGTATCCCTTCAAGTCGCGTCAGCGCTCAATTCTGCGAAGACTGCGATGACCCTATCCCGTTGCTTCGACAGCAGACGATTCAGGGGTGCCAGACCTGTGTCAGTTGCCAGGGGTTGCGGGAGCGGCGCAGATGACTGATCACGACAACCGGTTGCCTATTGCTGATTGGGCTCAGTTTTACGTTGATACGTTTGGTTTGGCGCTGGTTCCGATTGAGCCAGGTCAGAAAGGCCCGAAGGGGATGGGTTGGAACAAACCGGGTGGGTACTTCACCGATTCGGCGAAGGCTGCAGCGTTCTGGACAAAGAAGCCTGAGCACAACCTTGGTGTTGTGCTTGGCCCCAGCCGTATTTGTTCCCTGGACGTCGATGACGTGCAGTGGACGCGACATGTTCTCTATGACCAGCTCGAAATTGATCTAGATGCGATGGCGTTGGTGTTTCCGACGGTGGTGGGCAACCCAGCGCGCTTTCGTATTATGTTCCGCGTCCCTGACGGTCTTGAACTGAGCCGTCATTCGCTGGCATGGCCCAACGAGAAAGACCCTGACGGATCGATACACAAGGCGCTGATCGCCAAGGCAAAAGCCGCGAAGGAAGCAGGTGATGCGGCGGGTGAAGCCGAGGCGCGGGCTGAGGCGGACGAATACCAGCGCATCACGGTGTTCGAGCTGCGCGGCGGGTTGGTGCAGGATGTATTGCCACCATCGATCCACCCAGGCACGGGTAAACCTTA